GCGCTTGCCCAGCGCTGATAGTCGTAGAGCGTGCCTCCCGATGGCGGATGTTGGAGGTATTGCAGGATGCGCCCCAAAAATGCGGATGGTGTCTCGGCGTCGTAACCTTCGCTCATCGTGACCAGCGTCGCCGTCGCGTCGACGCCAGCGGGCGCGGACTGCAAGCTAATCGCCGTGTTGGCGGTTTGATTCCCGCCGCTGCCGGCGACAACCGCCGCCGCCGCGACCGTGGCAGTGCCTGCAGCTCCTATCGTACCCGCAGCGGTCGTTTGATATTGCACACCGTTGACGACGCCGACCGTATTGACCGGAATCGCCGAGTTAGCCGTGCCGGTGAACGCCATTGTGCCGGTGGCATTCGTCGCCGCGATCTGCGTAATGCCGCGCACCGCAGCAAAGCGCGCCAGATAGTTAAGGTCGGCGGAATCTGGGAAGAACTGATTAATGCCCCAGGTCGCATATTGATACAGGCCGAGAATGGCGCTCGCCATGCCGGTCGCCCGAATGTAGTTATCCGAGTCGGTCGTGACGTCGACATCGGGGTCTTCATTGAGCCAGTCGGACAGGATCGTGGCCCGAATCTGCTCCATCGTCGGAACGGGATACGCTGCCATTACGACACCTTCACATAAGTGGAAAATTTTCCAACCACGACGCCGCTCTGGGAGACCGTGCCGAGCACGCACAGCCGATCCACGCCGTTCAAAAGCGCGTCGATACTCATTGAATCGGCGCGTTTGGAATCGATCAGCGGCTGCAACGCATTGGTCGCATATTGGATTGCCAGCGACCTATTGCGCGGCACGTATTTTTTGCCGGCCAGCGTGTACAGCAGGCTTCCCAATGTCGGGTCGGCCCAATAGCTGCCGAGCGGCACCGTGATGCGCAAATAGATGGCATTGCTCAGATCGCCGATGAAGATGTGATCGTAGTCGCCGGTAGCAGGGTTGATGTGGGAATCCATGCACGGATTCTCCCGCGCGCGCGTGGTAGCGCGCTAGTAAAGCGCTTTAGTTACTGCTGCGGCGGACTGGTGTCGCCGCCTTGCGGATCGGTATGGAAGTGATTCGTGAAGCTCAGTCCATCGGCATTGATATCGCCGGCAAGCGTCATGCCGCTGCCGCCCGTAATCGTGCCATTGACTTGCGCAGTGCCGCTGACTGATACATTGCCGTCGACGTTGAGCGGGCCGGAATGATTCCACTGCGCGGCGCTGCTCGTGATGTTGCCGGACACGGCAATATTCGCCTGAGCGGCGGTGACGTTCAACGTATTGCAAACGGCATTGATGATGCCGCCATTGCGCAGGATGATCGAATTGACCGCCGCGCCGTCGCTCTCGTTAAAAATCGCCACCTCGCCCGGTTGCAGATCGGTGACAAACAGCTTGCCATTACTCATCGCCACGATCACGCCATTGGCGCTCTTGCCGTTCAACGGGATGATGATCGCCTGCATGCCGGCCAGCGGATTACTGCGCAAGCCTGGTTGCTGAAAAATCTCCGCACCGTTGAACTGTTCGGAGTTCAAGCCGATCGCTTGCGCAAGAATGACTTGATTCGTCGCGACGCTGCGCGAGACGATGCCACGCAGCGCCTGGCGAATACTGCGCAGCGCTTTGCCGACTATATGCTTGACATCCGATGGACTCATCCGCTGGTTCCTCTTGATTTACTCGCTGAGAGCGTAGTACCCTTTTTTCGCGCCGAAACTGGAACGCCGTTTCGCCTTGACGAAGCCAAGATTGAGAATCCACGTCGCATCGGGAATGCAGCGCAATTCGGTTTCCTGCTCCGTCAGCGACAAAGTGAACTTGCGCCCGATGACGAAATACACGGCATCGATGCCATGCGGTTCGGACACCACTTGCACGCGCATGCCCGGCGCCCACGGCTGGCCAGCGCCATCGCTGGTCGTAATGCGATGCCCGGCGACCGTGATCGTCAAGCGGTCGCGCTCCATGCGCCCATCGGCCATCAACTTCGCCGCCCTGCGGTTTGCCAGTTCGGCGGTTTCGCAGTTGCCGTCGACGACGGTGCGCGGTCGGTAACGCGGCATCGTCGGATCGCTGGCCGTGCCGATGATATCGTTATGCCCCACGTCGCCATCGCCCGCCGACTGTCCCAATACAGTGATCGATGAAAAGCTTTTGTGAATGCTGCGGTGGCGGTGCAGATGCTTGATATTGTTGCCGTCGCCATCAATGCGCATGATGAGCGTGGCCACGGGCGGCGTCGTATAGTCCGGCGTGCCGATAATCAGCGTGCCGTCCGGCGCAAACCACGGCCACACCTGGTTGGCCTCGCACGCGGCCAGCAGCCAATCCCACACCGTCTCGCCCGGCTCCGTGTGTATTTTCAGGCGTGGCGCATATAGCTTCGCCTGGTAGGAGACAGCCTTGATTCCCAGCGGCGTCACCGCCTTGTTGATGATTTGATCGAGCGTCATTTCTTGCAGCGACAGCAGCGGTGCCGAACAGTCCACCAGCGAACTGCCAAAGTCGCGCCCGTACATCTCGAAGTAGCGCGCTTCCTTGCCGACCTCATCGTCTATCGTATCGATGATCCCGTTCAAAATCACGTCGCTGCCGAGTGTGACGGTGACTGCCGCACCTTCGTAAATGAACGGCGGAATGACCGCGCCGGCCGGATCGGACATATCGAACGACGCCACCATGTTCCAATCGTCGGCCAGCGTCAGCATGTCGCTGTCGATGGTATAGCGCAGCCATTGGTCGTGCGCCTTGCCGTTGACCTGCAAGCTGATCGGATCGGTGTTTGAAGTACTCATGGTCACCTATTGCCTATTTCGCATAGCAGGAAAGCACCATTCCTGCGGTAATGAAATTCGGATTGACGATCTGCGGATTCAAGCGAAACAGTTCGTCGGCACGCGTGTAGTCGCCGTACCATAGAAACGCCAGCAAGTTCAGATTGCCCGGCGTGGTCACCGTGCGCGTGGTGAACGGCGGCTTGGCTTGGATCAACTGCTCGGCGGCGTTGTAGACCGATAGTGCCAATGCTTTCAACGGCTCGGTGATCGGTCGATGGTCGACAATATTCGGCCAGGTGGCGCGCGCAAGCGTAATCGTGGTGTTGATGTTGGTGCGCACATCGTTGGTAATCGACTGAATATCGTTCGGTGTCAGCACGGGGTTGTCGATTGCCAGCGCGAACACCTGCGCCGCAGCACTGGCCACGGCTGCGGTTTGCTGGATCGACACATGCGCGGTCAAGAACGGTTGCGTGGCCGTGACCCCCGACCCTTGCGCCGATGCCACGCCAGACGTGATATACGGGCCTGTGGGCAGCGCACTGGAAGTCGATGGCGTCAGGGTAAGTAGGGATTGCAACAAGTTCGCCAGCGGCGCTGTCCAGATCGATGCCAGGCTGCCACGGGTGTATCCGACCGCCGTCGTGTCGATATAGTTGAAGCCGGCGAACGTCGCACTGGAGGTTGCAACCGTCGATCCCGCCGCGACCGCACCCGACGTGCCGTCAATCAGCGTGCTGATGGGCGACAAGGCCTGCCCCGGCGTGCCCGAATACGCCTGCTGCAAATCTATCGTCGAAAAGATTGTCTGCACGCGCGCCACCATGCCGGACGCCAGGTCGTCGAAAAACGCAGTCGGATCGGTTATATAGTTCGCGCCGGACGGCACCCACGCAATTGGCAGAGTCAGCTGATTGCGATAGATACCCATGTTTGCCATCACAATCGCCATGTCTGCCGAAATCTTGCCCATCACCAGCGCCGGCAGAGTAACAGCAACTTTGATATCGGCCAAAAGCCGCGTCAGCCCCGACATCAAACTATTATCTGCAGCTTTGTTGACAGCGCCCACCTTTTGCGACGGCGCGGTGTTGTCGAAAAGCGGCGCGTCCAGTGTCGACAGGATGAAGTCGATCGGCACCTTGGTATAGTCCGGCTCCTCGGCCCGGAACGGAATGCCGATGCGCGCAGTTTGCGCCTGCATCGAGCCAAATACCGGATGGATCAGCTCGCACGTATCCGGCACGTCGACGGCATCCAGGAACTTGGACAAGGCCGCTTCGTAGTTGGGGCCGTAAAACACCGCCTCCATCGACACGTGTCGCGGGCCGGCACCGAGGTCGATGACATTCGCGCCGTCTTTAAACGGATATTGATGGGTCGCCTTCGAGCGCTCGATGTCGTCGCTGGTCGATGCGACCTCGAACGTGACGCCGTTGAACGACGCCGGGTGTAAATTGTTTTTCCAGGACATGGCTTTTCCTAGTTGCGGCGCGCATCGCGGCCATTAGCGGTGTTCACAGCGGCGATAATCGGCTTGCCGTCGAGCGTCACTTGCACGGGGCGGTTGTTTAACGCGGCCACGGCGCGAATCACTTCATCCAGTTTCGATACCAGATCGGTGCGTTGCTTTTCCAGCTTGGTCAACATCTCGGTATCGTGTTTCGCACTCGCCTTGCCGATGTTTTGATCGATCTGACCAAGCTGCGCCTTCCAGCGCGCCTGCTGCGCCGCCAGTGCCGCCGCTTCGCTTGCCGCCTTGGCCTTCGCCGCCGCGTCAGGAGCGGCTGGGGCCGCTGTTGCGGCGGGCGCAGGCGTCGCCGCTCCTTTTGCGACGCCAGGCCTGCTGCGCCCGGTATTGGTCTCAATCGAGTTGCCACCAAAAAGCGACTTCAACCACGACGGCACGCCGGACGATTCTTCATCGGACGCCTTCGGCTCTTCATTCTTTACCCATGCGCCGCCGCGTCCAAAGCGTTGGAAATGCATGCCCTTATGCTCTTGCGGCAAGGTTGCATCGTCTTCCCATACGCCGCCGTCCTTGACGCCGCGCATTCTCTTGAAGCGCTGCCCAGGATGATTCAAAGGATCGGTGCCATCGCCATCCGTCGCCAGTAACGCGGCTCCCATGCCGACATCGAGCGCCGCAATACCGGCAGTGCCGGCGACCAAGGTAGCAGCCCCGGCAGCGCCAACCACTTCAGCGCCGCCTGCAAGAACTTCCCCTGCCGTAACTCCCTCCGCCGCTTCGGCAGCGCCGCCAGCAGCGGCACCCAATCGCGCTAGCCGCGCCATCCGTGCCGACGCCTTCTCCGGGCCTCCGAAGCCAGGAATCGGCAAGTCGCCTAATCCACCCAATCCACCTAATCCGCCAGGCCAATTTGTGACGGTTACCGGCATGCCCGCGCCGCCGGCCCCGCCAAGCATCTTTTCCAGCTTGCCGCCTGCACCGCCGCCCAGCAGCTTCCTGGTCAACATGCTGCCGACTTCTTTAACGGCCAACACTCCTGCCGTGGTTGCAGCAGCGGTCAGCGCAGGATGTTCGGAAAAGGCGTTTGCGAAAGAACCTGCCGCTCCGGTCAAAGCCTGCGCGCCGGAAGACAGTTTTGCTTTGTCGATTTCAATTTCAGCGGCTTTGATCTTGCCGAAATTGGCTTCTTTTATTGCTGCCAGGTTGACGCCAAGTTGATCCTCGTTCGCGGCTTGCTGGGCGCGCTCCATCTGTTTGATCAAATTCGGATGCTTCTCGGAATCGTCTGCACCGATCGCCTCCATATTGCCGCGCCAAAAAATTTGCGAGTGTTGCTCGCGGAATCCTGCTTTGGCCAGTTTGAACGGATTCTCCATTCCAGCCGCTTTCATTGCCTTGACCAAGCCAATAAAGCCGTCGACGCCGCCTTCGCCTTTGAAGGACTTTCCGTCTTTGGTGAAATAGTCGGGGACATTGATGCCGAACTTTTTTAAGCCCTGCCCAATGTGCTGTGTCGTGATATGTTGGAAGCCTTCCTTGATGAAGGTCGAGACTTCGCCTGGATTATGCACAGCCGCGTTGCGCATCATTTGCTGCGTGATCGCGCCCATGAGGTTGAGACCCTTCTCGCCGGTAATGCCGACGAATTTCCCCGCGTTCAGGTATTCCGGTGCCTGGATCGCCATGTCTTTTGTCAGGAAGCGTCCATGTGTGCCGTGGTAATAAAGCATATTGAGCATGCGCGACATCTGCTCTTCTTTTATGCCCATTTTCTGCATGATATCGACCGACATGTTGCCGATGTCTTCAGCGGGTGCCTCAAATACCGGCGCAGCCTTTGCAATAACCGGCATCATTTTCTTGATCGACTCGACTTTCAGATTGTCGTTCGCCAGCCGGAATGCCAATTGCGCGACTTCCAGCGGGCTATTCAAACTGACCTTGGAGAGCTTCATCGCCTCTTCCCGCAGCTCGGCCACTTCCTTGGTGGTCATTTGCGCGTTGAATTGGAGGCGCATCATCGTCTTCTCGAATTCGAGATTGTCATCGATCACGGATTTCAACGAACCCATGCCGATGCCGACACCGATCATCTTGGTGGCGGCGGATGCGCCGCTGATCGCACCCCATACCTTGGTTGCATGGGCTTGCAGTGCAGAGAAATGCGACGCCGCATTGGTCGTAAACGACCGCACGTTGGCGTCGCTCTGATTCAACATCGCATTCAAGCCGCTGTTGTCTCCGGTGACGATCATCTGCAATTTCATGTCGTTCATCGGCGGGCCTTTTTACGTCGTTTGAATGTTGGGATAGTGCGTTTGGATGTCGCGGGTTGGCCGGGCAACGGATCGGACAATCGTCTGGTCGCTACCCACTTGCTGGTTTCCACTTCCGGTTGATTGCTGGCCGCTTCGGCGTGAACCATCGCCAGCACAAACAGCCATTGGCCGTCCGTCAGTCCGATAGCTGGGCAGCCAAAGAACTGACTAGCTTTCTCAGCATTGCGCCACTTAAACCGCTCAAACGCGGCGTCTCTGGCTTTTTTTTAATCTCTTCCAACAGTTCGTCGAATTCTTTCTCCGACATGGTGCGCTCAGACGGCGAGTGTTCGCGCTCGAAATCGAAATAGGCTGCGCCGATGAAGTTGCGCTCCGGGCGCGTCAGCGTCTCCAACACTTCATCCGCGTTGGAGAATACGGGCTTCTTCGTCTCCGGGTCGACAACGAAACGCAGCAAAAGCTCGGTCGCCTTTTCCGACTCGAATAGATCGGCGTTGGACGGCTTCAAGTCTGCCCCGATTTTATCCAGCAACGCATTCGCCGCCCAGCCGGCATCCTGATAATCGCGTTCGGTCATGATGCGCATGCCCAGAACCACGTCGCCGAGGGAGACCGTCTTGATAACCTCGCGGCTGGCCTTCAGTTTGTCAAGTATTGTGCTCATCGTTACGCCTATACTGTCTGTTTATCGAGTGAGATCATCTTGATCGAGCGCGTTGCAGTTTCGCCCACGCCGGATTTTGTTCCGACTTCCTGGGTTGAACAGGCGATGAAAATTTCGACATTGCCACCCGGATCGACCGGGTAATTGGTAATGGTCGCCCCCTTCATCGTCTCCCACTGCGGTTCGCTGCCGTCGAGCGGGATATACGCTTCAATGGAGAGTTCATATTCAACGACCCCGGAACTGGTGCCCAGTACGCGGTTTTTGGAGTTCATTGTCGGCACCCCTTTGACTCCGGTCTTCACGGTCGAATTTACCGATTTAACCTCATACTCCATGCCGTTTACGGTCATGATGATCGTGCCGGCATAATCCTTATTTATCGCGCCCATGCGAGTTTCCCTTCGTTCAAAATGGTTGGTACGGTTTACGCCCTATTGCGTCGGCGGCCTACGATGTTGATGCCAACTGCAACAGCAAATCGAAGCGTTCCGCAAGGATATGCAGACCAGGGACGACTGCGGTCGGAATCCGCTCGTTGACGCGGTTCACGTCCTGCAAGTCCTGCTCAACGATATACATCGGCAAATTCTCGGTGACGTTTTGCAGAATCTCCAGCGACTCCAATTGCTTCAGCAACACGATGCCTGTGCTGCGAATATCGGTCAACAAACGTCCGGTAATTTTTGCGCGGCTGTAATGGGTGGCGCGATTCTGGATGAACGCTTTGGCGACATACTTCATCGTGCGCGGCGTCGTGATGTCCAGGAACGAGACATCCGGCACGCCGGCAGCGTTGAGCGTGTACGTAGTGACCGCCCGCACGATCTGCACCTGTTGGCCAGGCCCGACGCGCAACGGCGTCACCCCATTGTTGAGCGCGCTTTCCTCTTCGGCGCGCGACATTTGCTGTGCAACTGGAGGCACCGCGATACCCATTACCGGCACGAAATCGAATGGCAATGCCGGGTCGGTAGTGGCCGCGATAGTGGCGGCATACGCCGCTGCGATTTCCATCACAGGAGTGCTTGAACCACGGCACCACGAATTATTGATCCAGCCGTAATTGATCGAATCCGAAAGAGTTTGCGCCGCTGACAAAGAACCATTTGACGCGATGTAACCGAGCGCCCAGCGTTTTTCCGCATAGCCGCCGACATTCACCAAAAAGTTTTTCAGCGCCGTCAGGTTGGTGGCGTCGACGTACGGAATCACGATCTGATCGAAGCCGCCCAGGAACACGTCGTTCAGCGCAGCGGTGATATTTGGATCGGACGCGCCGACAGTCTTGACAGCAACGGTCATCGTCACGCCGGCCACTGCACCGCCGCCGACAACCTGGAACGAATTTGCCACTGTGCCGGCATTGATGGCGGTAAGAGTCAACACGCCGGCTACGGCGGTCGCTGTGAACGGCAATGCCGGCAGAGCGGCGATCTGCTGCGCGAACTCGGCGGCAATCGTGGCCGGCGTATCGGTCGGTGTCGGATTGACTTGAATCACGTCGGCGTTCAGCCCCAGCGTGAACGATCCGGTAGTCGTCGGAGCGCCCGCAAATGTTACCGTCCAGACCGCCGCAACACTGAGCGCAGCGTCGGCAACCGCGATGGCGGACAGGCTGCATTGCGGATTCGCTGTCAGTGCCGCCTTCACCATCCGATGCACCTGCGAGCCGAAGCCGAAATAGGCGGCGGCTTGCGTATCCGAAAACACTTCGGTCAGCGTCAGCGGCGGCACACTGCCTGCGGCGGTCGATTGGGCGACGATCAGCGTTGTTTGGGTATTGCCCGGCAAACTTTGGTTTGCCAGCGTCGTGTTGAATTCCACGTACACGCCAGGCGTGCGGATGCCGTCCGGGATATTCGCAAATTGGATATCGGGAGAACTCATGTCAGAGCCTTTCGCTGTGTGATATTAGTTTGCAGGGGCGGAAGCTGTGGAAGCCGCCGAAGCTTTGGTTGAACTTGCCGAGGGCGCTGCGCCCGTCTGCGCGACGGCGGATGGTGCAGCGGCGGATGGTGCAGCGGCTGCGCCAGGAACAGCAGCGGCAGCATCGTCAGTAGTAGCGGCGTTGGCGTCGACAGTGCCGGTCTGCGCCGCACTGCGCGCCGCCAGATAGTCACCCCATTCCTCCGCGCTGAGTTCGATCAAATCCTTATCCTTGATCGCCTTGCGGTAGTAGTGCGACGCATGCACGGCAATCGGCGCAGTTTCGCTGATACGCACTTTCGGCTTACCTTCAAGCATGAATTTCATGCCCGGTGCGGCTTTGATATAGAGAGTAATGGCCATGCGGCATCCTTGTTACTGACACCGCAAAGCGTGCGGCGCGCATTGAATTAAAAAGCAGACACACCATTCTGCTTTTTTGCGCGCTGCCAGATAACTAAAACGCTTTACTATTTAAGGGGAGCGAGAACGGCGCGCAACTGCGCCGAGGGGAAAAACCTACGATGCAGACGATGTGTCCGTTGTCGGGTAATCGATTTCCGCCGACATGTCAGGCGTGGCCGTGCCGGGCGCAGCGTCGGCAGGATTGAGGTAGAAAGTTTGGCCGGAACTGAGCCAATCGTTCGGCGTGGCATCGGCGCTTTCCGGCAACGCGGATTGCCAGACAAACTGGCACTCGAAGGGCACGGCCAGAATGCTCTCGGCCCTAGCGCCGTCCGACTTGCGCGCCACGAACAAGGTTTCGACGCCCGTGTGAATCAACGGTTCCTGCATCGGCAAGCCCAGGCACTGGTTTTCCAGCAGCGCAATCATATCCTCGGCGATCTGGTAGCTGCCCGCTTCGTGCATGTCGCCGTGGCGCGTGGCGCGTTCGTTGCGCGGGTTGCGCGCGGCAACGTACAGCGTCACGTCGAGTTGCATCAAGCGTGTGCGCTCGCCCATCCGCTTCAAGAGCCGGGAACGGGTGAATGCGACGAACACGGCCGGAAAACGAAATACCGATTGCGTATCTTCGGAAATCTGCCCGCCGTAAGTTTCCACGGTCAGCAATTTGTATGGCCATAGCGCGTTGGTCTGGCCGAGGTTGATGCGAGCGACTATCGCATCTTCGAGTTCACCAATCATACTCGTCGCGACCCATGCGATTGAAGTTCTCG